ATTCAGAATGCTGTCAATTTGTATTTTCTGGATCTAGAGAATATAGTTCTTATCTAATACCAAAATTATTGATTCTGGGAACCAACCTTTGGGAAATCGACATGCAATACTTTTGGTCTAAATTATTACACAAATATGAGTTGGAATTCAGGCCAGCAGGAATCTAGAAACAGGTTCCCGGATATTAATCAGGAGATATTAAGTAAGAAGGGTTTCTTAGATGATGATGAAGCTCGTTTTTTATTTTATAAATTTTTAAGGCAAAATCCATCGTTTGCTTCTGAGCTAATCACAGGAATCAAATTGTTTCCTTTCCAACACATGGCTGTAAAGGCCATGATGGAGACAGATTACTTTTTGGGCATATGGAGTCGTGGAATGTCTAAAAGCTTCTCTACGGGCATTTTCGCGCTATTAGACGCTATTTTAAATCAAGGTGTCCACATCGGAATTATATCTAAATCTTTTCGTCAGTCTAAAATGATATTCAAGAAGATGGAGGAGATATCTAAAAGCCCCAAGGCTAGCCTCTTAGCTCAATGTATTAATAGAGTATCAAAGCAGAATGATGAGTGGGTTATGGAAATAGGTGACAGCAAGATTACAGCCTTGCCTTTAGGTGACGGAGAGAAGCTGCGAGGATTTAGATTTCAAAGAATGATCATTGATGAGTTGTTACTGATGCCTGAGAAAGTTTTGAACGAGGTCATCATGCCATTCCTGTCTGTTGTTGACAACCCGACAGAGAGACAAGAAATATTTGATCTAGAGACAAAGATGATAGAGCAGGGCAAGATGACAGAGGATGAGAGAACAAAATGGCCGAACAACAAAATCATAGGTTTGTCATCAGCTTCATATAAATTTGAGTATCTATATAAGTTGTATAATCAATATGAGTCGCTAATCATGGGCGAGAACGATCAAGACGGCGCTCATAGAGTGATAATGCATTTCAGTTATGACTGCGCTCCTCCACAGCTTTACGATCAAAACTTAGTCAGTCAGGCAAAGGCTACGATGAGCCAGTCTCAGTTTGATAGAGAGTTTGGTGCTGTATTTACAGATGATAGCTCTGGATACTTTAAGGTTAGCAAAATGGCCGCTTGCACTATACCTGACGGTGAAGGTCAATGCGTGGAAGTTATAGGTAATCCTAAAGATGAGTATATTTTAGCAATCGACCCATCTTGGTCAGAAAGTGAATCATCCGATGATTTTGCTATGTTAGTTTTGAAGCTAAACCATGACACAAGGAAAACAACGGTGGTCCATGGATACGCAATATCTGGCACAAATCTAAAAAGCCACATACAATATGCTGCGTATGTTTTAAGATACTTTAATATTGTGGCGGTGGTTGGTGACTATAATGGTGGTGTTCAGTTTGTGAACTCATGTAACGAAAGTAATATTTTTAAATCATTAAATTTAAAACTTGGTGTTATTGACGCTGATGTCGATAATCACAAAGAATACAACAAAGGTTTGCGTAAATTAAGAAATCAATATAACAAAGAAGAAAGAAAATTTGTGTTTCTTAGAAAACCTAGCTCTCAGTGGATTAGATATGCTAATGAACTGCTACAAGCGTCATTTGATCACAAAAGAATATTTTTTGCTGGGGCAGCAATGAATGATGATTATCACTATCAAGTAAAAGCTGGCATACCTATCAAAGATTTAAAATTCATAAGAAACTACGAGAACATAGCCAACAAGTCCAGAATGATTGATTTTGTAGAGCATCAAAAAGACATTATGGATTTAATCAAAGTGCAGTGTGCGTTAGTGCAGGTTACAACATCATCTCAAGGGACTCAGAGTTTTGATCTGCCGATGAACCTTAGAAAACAACGGGGAGCAGATAAAGCTAGGAAAGACTCATATTCTTGTCTAGTGCTAGGAAACTGGATGTCTCAAATCTACTTTGACATGATGGCAAACAAAGATGACAGCAATCATTCTACTTTCGTGCCAATGTTCATAAACTAACTTTTTAAAAAGTTAAAGTTAACTTTTAGACTTTTAAGTGTATAATAGTCAAATGGCTAAGAGAAAATACACTAAAAGATCTGAATACTGGAATAAGTTCAAAAACGAAAAGCCAACACCTCCCCCGCCGGTTAGTGAAACTCATGAGCCAGATCTTTTAGGAGAGCCGTTCTACGTATCATCTGCATCTAAAATGCAGGTCTCAAAAGCCAATTACAAAAGAACAGGTGCAAGGGATAGTATCACAAGAGTTAATAGATCAGCTGTTTCTCCGACTATAGATAAATACTCTAGCATAAGAAACGGTTTGCTGCCTTATCAGTTTTCAATGGATGGCGTAAACATTCGTTTAGCCATAGAGCTGTGTCAAAAAGCCTACGCAAATGTAGCTGTATTTAGAAACGCTGTGGACATAATGGCTGAGTTTTCTAACACTGAAATATTTCTTGAAGGTGGGACACAAAGAAGCAGATCATTCTTTGAAAATTGGTTCAAAAGAATAAATTTAAATAACTTAAAAGATCAATACTTCAGAGAGTATTACAGAAGTGGTAATATATTTTTATATAGAATTGATGGTAAATTCAAAGTGGAGGATTTTAGCAGATTAGTAAGAAGCATCCCTTCAGATGTAGACTCTGAAAACACAATACCGATGCGTTATATTTTGTTAAATCCTTTTGACATAGTAGCAAAGAGAGCATCGACTTTTTCAATTGGTGCATATGAAAAAGTATTATCGGAATATGAATTATCAAGACTCCAAAATCCTATCACAGAAGAGGATCAACAAATCTTTGATAGTTTACCAGACGATATGAAAGAGGGTATCGAACAAGGATACTATTATTCAGATGGATTAAAAATCGAACTAGACCCTAAGAAACTATCTTATTCTTTTTACAAAAAACAAGATTATGAACCATTTGCTGTTCCCTTCGGTTTCCCTGTGCTTGAAGATATAAATGCAAAGCTTGAGCTTAAAAAAATGGATCAAGCTATAACTAGAACAGTAGAAAATGTTATACTGCTAATAACGATGGGTGCTGAACCCGAAAAAGGAGGTATCAATGCACAGAATCTTATGGCTATGCAAACACTTTTCAAAAATGAAAGTGTGGGTAGAGTTTTAGTTTCCGACTATACAACAAAAGCGGATTTCATTATACCAGATCTAAATAAAGTTTTAGGATCTGAAAAGTATAAAGTTCTTAATGAAGATATAAAACAAGGACTTCAAAATATAGTTGTAGGTGAAGAGAAGTATAGTTCTACACAAGTAAAAGCTAAAATATTTATTGATCGACTAAAAGAGGCTAGGAACGCTTTTGTTCATGATTTCTTACAGAAAGAAATAAAAAGAATTGCTAAAAACTTAGGATTCAGATCTTTCCCACAAGTTGTTATGAAAGACATCGACATGAGAGATGAAACCCAACTAATGAGAGTTTCGACTAGACTCATGGAGCTTGGGATTATCACACCACAACAAGGGATGGAGATGTTCCATACTGGTAAGTTTCCAAATGCCGAGGACATTTCTGGCGCTCAACAATCATTCATAGACGAAAGAGAAAGAGGTTTTTACAACCCTATTGTTGGCGGTGTGCCAATGATTACAGACGAGCCAAAAGCTCAGGAAAAAAACCAAACCAACAAACAAGCTGGTAGGCCAGAAGGGACAACTGACATACCTCTCTCAGAGTCCAGTTACTCTAGAAAAGCAATACAATCAACTGTTGGATCACTTGAAGATTTTAGAAAAACTGTGAGGTCAATTATGAAAGACTCAATGGGCATCAAGAGATTCAGCAAGAATCATAATCAGATGCTTGATAAATTATGTGAGTCTGTGGTATGCGCTTCAGATCTAGAAAATTGGGAACAAACTGCGATTTCCTGTGTAAACAATATAGAAAATTTGGAGTCGTTAGAAGTTCTGCCTGAGATATTAGAAATATCCGCAAAGCATGAACTAGATAACTATTCCGCAGCTATATTATATCACAGTAACAATGCAACCGTATAAATACACAACAAAGTTTGAAGCTAAGATTTCTCCCTGTGATATTGGTGAGGAGTCTTTTATATCACTAGCGTCTTTAGATAATCTGGAGTCGTTAGTTCCCAAAGGGGTCAATTTTAAAGACAATATTGATTTAATGGGGGTGGCTTTCAACGCCGCTGTTGTTAATGTTTTTAATAGAAATGGAGATGGTATCGACTCAGCTACGGCAGCTAAATTTACAAAAAACTTTATACACAAGCCCACTAATATTGAACATGACAAAGAAAAAATTGTTGGTCATATCGCCACTGCTGGTTTTAGCGATTTTAAAACTAGTCAAATCATCGCTGAAGAAGAAGTAAAAAAATTAAAAGAACCATTCAACATAGCGCTTGGAGCTATTGTTTATAAGTCAGCTAATAAGGGTTTTGCCATGGCTTTACAGAGATCTGTTGACCCTGAAGATTCATATCATAATAAAATATCAGCCAGCTGGGAAGTTGGCTTTACAGACTATAATTTAGCAGTTGGCAGTGAAAATCTCAGTGATGCTAGGATAGTCTCTGACAAAGAAGAAATAGATGAGCTTAAAGGTCATCTTAAAGCATACGGAGGTAACGGTAAAACAAGTAAAGGGGAAAGTATTTACAGATTGATAACTGGTAGGATTTATCCACTAGGTATTGGTTTTACTGTAAACCCGGCAGCAGATGTTAAAGGTATATTCATGCCATCTACTGAAAATATAGGCCCTACACTCAAAGAGGACAAAGAGAAAAAAATTTCACAAAATCAATTAATAAATGTAAAGACTAGAAAGAATAGTCCTATGGAAGAAAATATTATTTCAGAACTTAAGGATCTTCTTGTCGAAAAGAAGTTTTCACAAGAGGCTGTAGCCTCGATGACTAGCACTTTCGCAGACGCAATTAGGGAAAAAGACGAACAATATCGTAAAGATCTTAATAGCGCTCAAGAAGAGAAAGAGGCTCTAGCCAAAGAAAGCCAAGAACTCAAATCTTCTGTTGAAGAGTTAAAGGCTAAATTTGAGGAGTCCCAACAAAAAATCGCAGAATTTGAGGCTGCTCAAAAGGCAGAACAAGCTGTTGCACGATTCAATGAGCGCATGGACGTTATTGATCAGCAGTTTGACCTTGATGATGAAGATAAACAATTTTTAGCAAGCGAGCTTAAAGATCTTGATGAAACTGATGAGGCTTTTGCTTCTCTTCAAGAAAAGCTTAATATTGTGTGGAAGCACAAGAATATCGAATCCAAGCAGGAGTTCGACAAGCAGATTCAAGCTCGCATTGATGAGGAAGTCGAAAAGCGAATCGCTGAAGCCTCTGGTGAGGACAAAAGCGAGGAAGAGATTCTCGACGATGTAGAGTCTTCCGAGGCTACTATTTGCAACTCAAACGAAACAGTTTCTCGGGAGGATGAATCCCTCCGTGAAAGGTTTGCTGCGGCATTTGATCGTAGCAATATTGAAATTTCTTAAAACTTAACTAATTAATATCATGGCACTCAGAATTTTACCATTCAGACAATATGACGAACACGATGTAGTTAATTTGTTCGCACTTGCCCCCGGCAAAGAGAACGATAAACTCACCGATTCAGGAGACGGAGACGCTGGCGTTTTCGTAACAGTTGCCTCCGGCAACTTTGGAAAAGATCCGATTGAATACACTACGAATAGTTATCTTGGAAAGACTGACTATCCCTTCGTAGGTCGCAATCAGTATCCAAGTGTAACCCTCAAATGCACTCCCGCTGTAGCTGGAAAACATGTATTGGGACTTACTCTTCGTCAGACTGCAAAGACTGATGAGAATGGAGAGAAGCTTCTTTACAATCCAACTAAGCGCGAGGAGGCAATGGCTGTCCTCCCGGGACAAGCTGTTCCAGTCGCAAGCAAGGGAATTTTCACTCTTTCAGAAACTGCATGTTCACAAGGTTGGACACACGCTGTTGGAACTGGAGTGAAGATTAGCGCTGATAGCGGAAAACTTACTGGTTGTTTGATCGACGATGCTGAGAAACTCGGTGTTGTTATCGGAACTGGTGATAGGACGGCTGCAACTGAAAGTGATCAGTTTGCAGGAACTGGAACTTCTAAGTATTTAGTTGTCGCAATTGGTCTTTAATTTTTAACCTTATAAAATACAATGAAAATTTCTCTTAAAAGAACTCCAGAACAAGTAGAGCTTATTAAGGCTATGGCTTCCCGCAACCGTGCGGTTGCTTATGAGGCACAAGTTGCACTGGCTGAGTTTATCGGACCCGTTTTAGCGGAAGTGATGAACAATGCACCGACTGTTAGTAACCTCTTCACGACTCTTCAGTTTAACGCTGATGATAATCCCTCCATCCCTCTTGATCTCTATTTTGACATCACGGATGAAGATTATGTGACTGTTTACAGCACCGCTGCTGCTGGTGGTCTTCCTCAGAATCAGGTGCTTCCCACCACGGCTGAGATGAAGATTGCTACTTACAGCCTTGACTCGTCTCTTAGTTTTGATCGCCGTTATGCTGCTAAAAGCCGCATGGACGTTGTAAGCAAAACCTTTACTCGCGTTGCTCAAGAAATCCTTCTTAAGCAGGAAAGAATTTCTGCTAACCTTATCATGGGTTCACTCGCTGATGCCAGCACCAATTCGCTGTCTCACGTAATCCGTTGTAAGACTGACGGACGGGTTCTTCTTGATGACTTTAACAGCCTTCTCACTAGGGCTAAGAGGATCAACACCTCTTGGGCCAAAGGAACTCCAGCAAGCCGTGCTGGTCGGGGCATTACTGACATTATCGTATCTCCAGAGGTCACTCAGGAGCTTCGTGCAATGGCTTATAACCCAATCAACACCAAAGGCTCCAACACTGACATTCCCGCCACGGATGAAATCCGCAATCAGGTTTACAACAGTGCTGGAATCCCTGAGTTCTACGGTATCTCCATTATGGAGATCAATGAGTTTGGTGCTGGACAGAAGTTCAACGACATCTTTGATGCCGCTGCTGGTTCTTCCACATTCCAAAAAGCTGACGGCGGCGAAGCTGATGTCTTCGACGGTGCAGCTAACAAAGACGAGATCATCGTTGGTCTTGACCGCTCTCGCGATTCCTTGATTCGCGCCGTGGCTGTCGATGACGAAAACGGTGGTGAGTTTAACCTCATTGCTGATGATCAGTATCATGTTCGCCAGAACAAGATTGGCTACTATGGCAGTCTTGAAGAGGGCCGCATGGTTGTTGATGATCGCGCTCTTGTTGGTCTCATTGCTAGCGGAGTTGCATAATAACCCCCTTACAAAGAAGAGCCGTCCCTACGGGGGCGGCTTTTTTTTATTTAAAATGTAAGCATAAAGTCTATTATAAGTATGCCAGATAATGAAGCAAAAAAATATAAGAAGCAAGTTGATAGCTACAAAAAAGCTAAATCAAAAATAGAAGTTTCTTACGGAGTAGATAAAGACAAGATTGAAGATGAGGTTGTAGAAATGGAAATATCTCAGGCTGTGCAGCCAAAAAATAAAAAGAAAAATTTAATTGATGAGATAGAAGAAATGAAAGCTAACGGTGATACTAAGTCGGATGAATACAAGAAAAAAATTCTAAGGTTAGAAAGTATCATGGGAGTAGATACATTAAATCCTTTTGGGACTAATGAGTTGAGTATTTTTGAAGAGAAAATCTCTAGTATGACATATGGTGACATGCAATCGCTAGCTCGTCGTGTTGGTTTAAATCCTTATCAATCTGAATCATCTATAAAGAAAAGTCTTATGAAAGAGTTTGAGTTTAAAAACAGAAACAACCGCAGGAATATATTACCCACCGCACCTAAGCCAGTCTTCGATCCAAATAATCCAAAACACGCGGAGGTTCTGAAAAACTTAGGAGATTTGTAATTTTAAGTGTAACCATATGTGATGAGCATATTAGGAGATCTATCTCAAGACATATTAGATAATGAGTTTGATGGTGACACTGATGTTGCCAGCGCGACTGCGATTAGTGGCTGGCTAGAAGCAAACCTTGGAAGACTTAATTCTTTAATATATACTAACTTTAGCGGTAGTGGCGCAGATTTAGATCTGGAGGCGCAATCCATCCATAAGGAACTATATCTATACCATCACTATTCAAAGCAAGCTAGGAACTCTCTGAGGGGCATTACGAGGGCAACAGGTGAGATACTATCAATATCTGATGGTAATAACTCAATTAGCTTTGTGAATCGAAACGAAGTTTCAAAAGTTTATCGCGGTTTAGCGAATGACTCTCAAGAGAGAGTTAACCAACTAGCTGCTCATTATAATATATACCAAGCTGAACCACTTCAAGTGGGTGGTATTGAGGGAGAGTTTTATACTGGTCAGGTTTAACCTCCATGTGTTAATTTAATCATATCTTCCATGCTTAACTTGCCGCCTTTATTTTCTAAGGCTTTTGATAAAGATACGCCACCTTTAGCAGTTTCTGGAGCGATAACATTCATATCTTGCTTGTTAGCCCCAAAGACCATTGACGCATCAGAATCATCTCTGATAAACTTAGAGGAATCTTTATTTCTTTGAGCTTCAGCAAAACTAATTAATTTATTAGGATCTTCTTTGATGTCATCTGGTATGTTTTCTGTGTGTTGAAAAATATTATGAAACATTCTACCAAATGTTATTGTCTTAAGTTGATGAACTGATAGCAAGGTTATGGGTTTGCCATAAAATCCAAAAGAGTTCTCACACTGAGATAAATACATACTGAAGAAAGGTCTTAACACAGCTTTTTGTATGTTATCTTCACTTATTCTATTAGAAATTTTAGATTGAATTGAATTTATCAACAACAACTCAACATCATCTAGATTGTCAAAATCATCCTCTGAGAAAAAATTGCTTTTTAGCTTAGGGCAGTCAAAGATAAAATATCTAATCATTTCTTGAGACGCTCTAGATGAAGCATACTCCTCGGCAGTTTTGCCAACTAAACTGCGTCTTTTATTTTCTATTTTGTAAAGATCCTGTTTTCTATCCTCTATATCTTTTTCGAAAGACTTTTTCTGTGAAGGTATGAATAGTTGATTTTTAGTTTTTATCAAATTTTTTATCTCTGCACCAATAGATTTAATTTTATTTTCTTCATCAGTGGACCACATGCCGTCTTCTTTAAGACGGTTTAGTATATCCTTTTCTGAATCTACACCTCTTTCTAAGGCAGAATCTTTATACTTTTCATAATATTTATGTAAGTATCTTTGATCTTGGATGGATACATGTTTTATGAAAAGAGTCTCGCCTTTCCATTCAAACTCAGAGTATCCATCAAATATCTCACCTATGATAGAGACATAGAATTCTTCATTCACAGTTCTCCAGTCTCGACTTTTTCTACAAGGTCATCAAATTCCTCTTTACTAGAGGCTTGATTAAAATACCAAAAAGCCATAATGGTCGTAGATTTCTGAACTAAAGCGTTGTAAAAATCATCAACGCTTTCTTCTAACTTATAGTAATAATTTGTTTTTTCTTCAAAAGAATCACCTTTGAAAAACTCAACAAAAGAATCCTCTTCTTCATCTTGTATATATGTAAGATTTAAAACATACCATAAGATTAATTTGTTTTGAGCTTTTATGTCTGCCGTGTGGTCAAATAATGATGAAAAAGTAGTTTCTATTTCGACGATATCTTTTCTAACCAGAGCCACTTTAGATTTAATTTTCTCTAGCTTATCTTTTTGTTTTTGTGTTTTTTTAGCAACTGAGTCTAAGCGGACATATTCGTTTTGAAGTTCTAGCGCTTGTTTATAAAGATCTTGATATTTATTTGCATCATCTTCACTGAAAAGACCACCAGTATCACTATACTTTTTAGCTAACATAGCTTTAGTAAGAATACCCTTTTTGATACACTTACTCATTTCAATTGAGTATTCAAGCTCTGCCTCTTCAAGTTGTCGCCGAGAAGGTCTTTTAATCTGTATCTCAATAGGCTTAGTCTCTTTAACTTTGCGTTTCTTGATTGTGGTCTCTCCAGTTTTTTTGTTAGTCCTTTTAGACTCCTTCTCCACTTCTACCTCTTTGTCGATTGTGAATTGATAAAGTATTTTTGATTCCATTTCCTTGTTCCTATTTAAATATAAAAGATATCTGATAATTTTCTAGTTCTTCCTTCAAATTTCTTATTGACGAATTTCCATAATCTAGGATTCTTTTCCTAATCCATGATACTTTTTCATTAGTAAAGTGGTTAGCCATGTCAATATGGTCATGGTATTCTTTGGGGATATGTTCATACAATTTTTGATAATGAAAATCATGATCTTTTTTCATATCCTCAACCATCATTAGCATCATTTTGTAGAGTCTCACAACTTCATCTGTTGATCGTTTGTTTAAATTATTTTTTGGATTCATGCCTTATACCTGCTAATTATAGAAAAAATAGTGTAATTTTCTACATGGCGGGTTTTTTATCAGATAATCAATTGACTAAGATTAGTGGAGTTTTTGAAACTCTACACACAACTTTCTCTAGAGATATTACTATTTTTAAAAATCCTAAGAAAACTGTAGTATCTACAAGCGCAAGATTTAACCCAATATACGGACGTAGAGACACAGGTTCAACCAGCAGTATTAGCTACGAGACTGTATCTGGAGTCTTTCCAGCCAGAGTATATCACCTCACTTCAGATGAAGCTCATTTAAGTGCGGACAGACAAACTAAAATAATTTTACCAGCAGGATCTACAAAAATTACTGTAAAGAAAAATGCTTATGAATTTATCAAAGAAGCTAGGCGTGTAGAATTAGATGGACAAAAATTTAGTATTAAAAGTGATGGCACACCACAAGGATTTGCTGGGAATCAATTTTATACATTTCTTTTAACACCACTTGAAGAGGGAGAGTAATGGCTAGATTAGAAAAAGATGTTATAGCAGCCATACAGAGGCAAGCTCCGAAAGTTGGCAAAAGAGATCTAAATAAGGAATTTAAAAAACGATTCGAAAAGGTAAAAAAAGAAATGATAAAAGAATTTTTAAATCATCCTGTATCTGTGGAGTTGGCTGCTGGTCCCGGATCACCTAATATAAGTGGAACTTTGGGAGGAGTTAGTAATTTATTTGCTTTTATAGGATTTAATGATGGTGATGACCCTCTCTTTCCTATATTGCAAATATTAGAATCAACTAATTTTAAAGAGGCTGGTGATATAAAAAAGGGAAGAAAAGTTGGTATAAATTACTCAATAAGTTTGCCAGAGCCTGAAACGATATTTAACGCTACACCTCTGCCGTGGGCGACAGGAAGAAGCTGGGCTAAGGGAATAGAGTCAGGATTATCTGGCTTAGGCTTTTTATTAAGAAAGTCTTCTTCATCTAGTAGATCTGGAGTTGCGATTCAATCGAAAAAAAAAGTTCGTGGAGGTAAGTTTCAAAATACCGCTTACATATCCGCTTTGCTAAGTAGGTATACAAAAAAATTTAATGACTTAAAATGATAGAACAATTTAAACATAAATTTACAACCTCTTTAATGCTTTGGTTCGATAATTTTCTTTTAACCAAAGGAGAGGCTTTTACTAATAAAACTGGCAGTTTATACTATTATGAAGATCCTCACTTAGACTCTTCGTTTAAAGCATACGGTAGTCCTTATAAACAATGGGTCACTGATTCTTCAGTTTCGAACGCTAACATACCTAACGGTATTTTTGTAAATGGCTCACTATCTGGCCGAGGAGCAGGAGTGAAACTAGATTTTGAAAATGGTCGAGCGCTTTTAAATACAAGTTCTGAGTCTCTAAATGTGACAGGGACAT